TATTTTTGAGTTTGTGTATAACCTTAGAAACTATTTTCGGAATATTGGAACATAAAAATTATGGTCCTATTTCATATAGTGCCAGTTTCCTCGGTTTGCGCATTAGGCGATTTCGCCGCCATTTGCAAGGATATATATTGAGAAATAGTGTGGGTCGAGTGCGTTCTTTGTTAACGCCCTCGGGCTCATCTAAATCCATTTTGTATATGCTTGCAATTGTTATTCCAATTATTTGCATTTATAAATTCGCAAGACGGAAGAACACTGCTATTCAAGGTAGCCTATTTTCGACAGAACCTGTTAAGGTTCTTAATGAAAGTCCAAATATTTGGCACAATAAGCCTACACATGAATTAGCTACGGATGATTTACCTCCAGCTTTGAAATCATCTAAATGTTTAACTATTGATGACCAGTTAAGACTCATTGCAAGGCAGGTCTTTGCAATGAAGCTCATTCTTAAAGATGGTAAGTACGTTATGGGCCAGTGCGTAGCACTTGGTGGACAGTTATATATGACAAATGCTCACTATTTTCTTCATGAAGTGGAGGAGATAGAGGTATCAATGTCAGGTGTTTCTGATCCGATTGGAAACAGATCTACATTTGTTTACAATCCCAATGATGTAAAACTAGACAAAAAGAATGATATTGCTGTGTTTTGTGTGCGTTCCTTACCTCCAAGGAAAGGAATTTACGATCGTATTATTAACAAGTCAAAAAGTTTAAATATGACTATAGGTCATTTTATTACCAGAGATTATGTTTCTGGTTTGGAAACGAGTAGACTTGTTAGGAGTATGATTACACGCCCTGAATACGTTCGTGGTTTAGATATGGATCTTTCGATTCATACTCAAATAGTTTCTGGAGTTCCTGACGATTACGTTACAATTCGAGGAGAATGTGGTGGTCTATATGTAGGTGTTTATGACGGTAGATGTATTCCTTTGGGTTTACATGTCGGATTTAAACATGATATAGGCAAGATGCTAGCTGTATCTGTTTGTCAGAGTAAATTGAAGCGACTTATGGTCCAATTTGACTCTCTTTTTACAATACAGGATGCTCCTCCAGTTTTAACAACTAAAACAGGAAAACCACAAAGGTTAATGCCTATACATATGAAATCACCGATTAATTTCGTTGAAGGCCATGCTAGTGTATATGGTGGGCTAAAATCTTATGTGCCCACGAGATCTCGTGTGGCATCAACGTTATTAGCCCAAACTATTGTGGAC